ACTACCGGCGGACTTACAAAAGTACGCTAAATACGTGGACAAGATATTCACGTACGAAGGCAAGCGTATCGTTGAGCAACGTATGGCTATCAACAACAACTTCAAGCCTACCAAGTGGATGGCGAAGGACGTATGGTGTAGAGGTATCGTTGACATCGGTGTCGTTGGTTCCAAGACAGCATACTTATTAGATTGGAAAACGGGCAAACATAAACCCGACTCCGACCAACTGAAGCTGTTCGCCGCACTAGCGTTCATATATTACCCTTGGGTGGAGAAGATAGTGTGCGGCTTCATTTGGCTTAAGGTAGGTAAGTTCGATAAGGAGACCTACACGCGTGAGGACATCACAGAGATATGGGCAGAGTTCTTGCCTAGGACTAAGCGCCTAGAGATAGCATTTGACACCGATAAGTGGCAAGCCAAACCGTCAGGACTGTGTCGCAATTGGTGCCCGGTCGGTAGTAAGCTATGTGAATTTTGTGGAGTATAGATTATGGGTATGACACCTGAAGGTAAAGTTAAAAAGAAAGTCAAAGAGTATTTAGTATCAATAGGTGCGTGGTACTACATGCCGGTTTCAAACGGCATGGGACGTTCGGGATGTCCCGACATCTTAGTGTGTTACAAAGGTCGCTTCATGGCTTTTGAGACTAAGGCACCCGGTAAGTTAAAGAACACAACTCCAAACCAAGACCGAGAGATAGAAGGTATTAATAATGCAGAGGGTCTTGCTATTGTAGTTGACGACGTTGAACAAGTTAAGGAGGTAATCAATGCCCAAGACATCGGCTAAGTCGCTTAAAACCAAAGCGGCATACAACAAGAAACCAAGCGTGCAAGCTAAGCGCGTGGCTCAGAACAAAGCACGACGACACGCACTAGCTAAAGGTACAGTTAAAAAGGGAGACGGTAAAGACGTTGACCATAAGAAACCTTTAGCTAAGGGCGGTAGTGGTAACGACTCAAACACACGGGTGGTTAGTCAGAAGAAAAACAGAGGTTGGAGAAAAGACAAACCTGAAATGTATAAAAAAGGGAGTAAGTAAATGCAAGCAAATGATAGGCAAGTCAGCGGTACTCACTACCAGACTGATATACAGCCTTGGGACTTTATAGTCGCAAACAAACTCGGTTACTTGGAGGGCAACATCATTAAGTATGTGTGTCGCTACAAAGAAAAGAACGGTATTGTAGACCTACATAAGGCACAGCACTATTTGTATAAGTTAATCGAGGGGTTGGAAAATGTTAGTATTGAAGAAAAAGAGGGCGCTAGTACTTAAGGTTAAAGATACCTCTAAGATATTAAGCGTCATATCGTCAGCTAAGACGATAACTGTAAAAGGGGAAACGTTAGTAGCAGTACCCCACAAGATGGACGAAACCAAGGTGCTACGCAGCTTAGGATTTGACGCACCGGCGCCGATAAGGCACCACTACGATTGGCCGGGTAGGTTTAAACCCTTTAAGGCTCAGCTAGAAGCCGCAGCTTTTCTATCTATGTACAAGCGAGCGTTCAACTTAAGTGAATTAGGTACGGGGAAATCGTTAGCGTCTTTATGGGCGTACGACTACCTACGTAGTATAGGCGATGCAGAGAAATTATTAGTCATAGCTCCGCTGTCTACGTTGGAACGAACATGGGCAGACGAGTTGTTTAACCACTTTCCACACCTGACGTTCTCAGTTGTGCATGGGACAAGAGAAAAGCGCAAGAAGCTACTCGCCCTAGATGTGGACGTGTACATTATTAACCATGACGGTGTCGCTATAATCGAAGAAGACCTTCGTACTAGGCCCGACATCGGTCTAGTTGTTGTAGACGAGATTGCTCAGTGTGCAAGAAACGCGGGTACTGATAAGTGGAAAGTAATTAACACAATAGTTAATAGGCATACACCAAAGCGTGCCTGTTGGGGTATGACGGGCACACCGACCCCTAACGCTCCAACTGACGCATGGGCTCAGTGTAAGTTGTTGGTACCTGAAAAGGTTCCGCCTTACTTCAATAGGTTCAAGATGCAAGTGATGCGTCAGATAACTCAGTTTATATGGCAACCTAAACCCGATGCGCTAGACATGGTCAAAGAGGTTATGCAACCGTCAGTTAGATTCACTAGGGACGAGTGTGTAGACCTACCCCCTCTAATGTACGAGACCCGACAAGTAAGTTTAACCAAGGAACAGAACAAGGCCTACAACGAAATGCTTACCCGCTTGCGGACTCAAGCAGACAGTGGTGCCATCACAGCAGTTAACGAAGCGGTTAAGTTAGGCAAGTTAATACAAATAGCGTGTGGTGTTGTCTACGCCGATGACGGTACTGAGGTGACTATACCTTCTAACCCACGCATCCAAGAAACAAAAGATATTATCAGCGCGGCTGAAGGTAAAGTAATTGTGTTCGTACCTTATGTATCGTCAGTCAAGATGGTCTCGAGGGAACTAGCTAAGCACTTCACGGTAGAAACTATTTACGGTGGAGTTAGTAAGAACGAGCGCGACCGTATATTCGGAGACTTCCAAAAAGGGAAAGACCTTAAGGTTATAGTAGCCCAACCGGCTGCGATGTCACATGGTCTGACCCTGACAGCGGCTAGTACTATCGTTTGGTACTCGTGCGTAACATCTAACGAAACATTCGAGCAAGCTAATGGTCGTATCAACAGACCGGGGCAGAAAATGAATAACTTTATCATCATGCTTGAGGGGACAAAAGTCGAGAAACGTATGTACGCAAGGCTCAAGAACAAACAAAAAATGCAAGGTGCGTTGCTTGATGAAATAAAAGCACACAGAGGCGAACATATAGCTTGACACGTTCGTACTAGTAGGGTATTCTTGTACTCTCTTGAACACATACGGAAGGATTTAGACTTATATGAACTTACTTAGACCGGAAGAAGTTTCGGAAAAATTAGGAATTACGAAGGGCGCTTTACCGGCTCTACGTAGGCGTGAAGTTAGTTTTCCCCAACCTATAAGAGTCTCTCAAAAGGTTCTTCGTTGGGACGAGGCTGACATTAACAATTGGTTAGTAAACAAAAAGGAGAGCAGTAATGGCTAAAGCAAGTGAAATGGATGATGGTTCTTTATTGAAACTATTCATCGCACTGCGCGACCGTAGAGCCCGAAGAAAAGCGGACTACAATGCGGACGATGCAGGAGACAAAGATAAACAGAACAACATTGAAGTAGAGTTCCTAAAACGTTTTAACGAACGGGGTATAGACAACGTGTCCTCCAAGGACTCAGGTACGGCGTATCGCTCCACAAGAGTATCGGCATCAGTTGCTGACTGGGACGCTTTGCTTGAACACATCAAAGCGGATAACGCATGGGAGATGTTGGAACGTAGGGTTAACAAGACGGCTGTACTTCAATACAAAGAAGAAAACGAAGACTTACCACCCGGTGTGAACTGGAACGAAACCCAAGTGGTTAACTTTAGGCGTAAGTAATATGAGCGACATGATTGAATTAGACGCAGGCTTACCTGCACACCTAAAAGACACTTTCAGTGGTACTAACCCGTTCGCAGCGGCAGGTAGCACGGAAGGGTTCAAACAACTTACAATTAAATCACCATCGTTCTACGTGAGTAGTAACGGAATGAGAGAAGAAATAGGAGTGGACACGTTAGACATAGTGATACTAGCGGCGAACCCCAACAAATCTAAAGTGTACTACGCTGATGGGTTTGAAGACAGTGGTTTCGTTAAGCCTACATGTTACTCCAACGACGGGGCTGCTCCTTCGGATAACGCTGATGCACCTCAATCTAAGAAGTGTGCCATCTGTCCTCACAACCAGTGGGGCTCACGCATAACCGACAAGGGTGGTAGAGGTAAACTATGCTCAGACTCTATGCGACTGTGCGTTACCCCTTTCGATAACGTAGGTGAGCCGATGCTACTTAAGGTAACGTCGTACGCACTGAAGACCCTAGGGCAATACGGTGCGCAGTTATCCAAGCGTGGTGTTGACCCTAAGTACGTAGTAACTCAGCTAGGATTTAATTCCCAAGGTGACTACCCATCGCTGACGTTCAAAGCAATACGCTTCGTCGAAGAAGATGAGTTAAAAAAGATAGACGAACTAGTCAAGACAGAGAGCGAAACCATCGATAAGATTATCGGTGTAGTTGACTCCCCGATTGATAATGTAGGGGGGTTCGCGATAGCCCCTAAGGTAGAAGAAAAGGCTGAAGAAGCGCCGGTGAAGGTTGAGCCTAAGCCGGAAGTAAAAAAGAAAGCGCCGGAACCTAAGGTTGCTAGTGTAGAAGACTTCGACGACATAGAAGAAGCACTAGATAACTTAGATTTTGACGATTAACATTCAAGTAAAAAAGGAGAAACACCATGGCTGAAATAGCTAATTATTCGTTTAACAACGTAAAAGTAATGTGGACTAAACTGCAAGCAGACAAACCCGAAGCACCATACCAAGGGGAAGGCACTAGTAATTGGACAATCCAAGTGGTACTAGACGACGCTCAAGCAGACAAGTACAAAGACACGGGCTTATTCCCTAAGTTCAAGAGAAACCAAGAACACGACCTAGTACTAGAAGACGGGCTTAAGCAAGTGAAGCTTAAGAAGTCATCTACGTTTGGTGTAGGCGGTAAACCGAAGCGCCCTGTAGTAGTTGTAGACATCTACGGCAACCCGATAACTGACCTTATAGGTAACGGTTCGGTTTGTAATGTGCAGTGTTCAGCACACGTTTGGTCAAGAGACGGTAAGCAAAACACGTCACTAGAACTACAAGCGGTACAAGTTGTAGAGTTAGTAGTCTACGACGAAAACGGTGGCGGTGATGACGAAGTAGAACTAAAATTCGACTTCCAGAAGCAAAAGAAGGTTGACATTAAAGACGTTAAAGCCCCAGTAGAAACGGACAACATCAACGAAGCCCTAGATGGTTTAGACTTCGACGACTAAGTGCGGTAATACGGAAGCCGGGGTTCGCCCCGGTTTTTTATGCTCTATAAAAAGTCCACCGTGGACTTTTTAAACTAACTAGGTGGAACATGGGGATTCAACAATTTTTAGAATTAGTACTACCGGACAGCGGGGCGAAGATAATAGCCTTAGCTACACCAACAGGCAAAGGTGGCGTTTGGTTTAAGTACAAGAAGTACGATAGCGCTAAGGACGCGGCGCTAGCAGCTGAGTTCTTCGACGACCAAGGTGAGACAGTTTACTTCGCAGTGAACTCTTTTGGTGATTGGTACGACGATGAACGAAAAAAGAAGAAGCGCATACGAACCCAAGAAAACGTGGTGGCGTGCCGTTCGTTGTTCGACGACTTCGACGTTGGTGGCGACGGTAAGAAAAAGTACGCTACTAGGGAAGAAGCGCTAGCAGATATCGTTCAGTTAGCCAAGGTGTTACAACTTACCCCTACGATAACTTCGTCGGGCGGTGGGTACCACTGTTACTTCTCGCTAGATGAAGACGTTACCTCAGATGTATGGAAGGAACTGTCTGCTCTCAAGAGGGACGTCACGACTCATATGGGGCTAAAGGCTGACAGGGCTGTTGACATGGATAGCGCTCGGATACTACGACCGGTCGGTACTCATAACCGTAAGACTAACCCTCCCGTTGAGGTTAAGTTAGTCAAGCTAGGTAAGCAGTACCCTGCGGAAACAATACGTGAAAAACTCCAAGGGTACATCAAGGACAACGACGTACAGCCTGCGCCTACTAACAACTATGACAAGAGCAAAGGGGCTAACCCGTTCGCTGCGGCGCTAGGAGATTACCCTACGGCAGACGCCAATGTAATTGCAGAGCACTGTAAGGCTATCCGCGAGTTCCGCGATAAGAAAGGTGACATACCTGAGCCTCATTGGCACAGAGCCATTGGTGTGGTTAAGCACTGTGAGAACGGTACGGAACTAATACACGAGTGGAGTAAAGGGTACAAGGGTTATACGTTTGAAGAAACCCAAGCTAAGATTGACGAGTGGGAGTTCGGGCCGACCTCATGTGTTGAGATGGATAAACACATTGAGTGTATGAAGTCTTGTGACATGGCTGACAAGTGCAAGTTCTCAATACAGTTAGGCAACAAGGAACAAGCAGAGTCCGCTA